CTTCCATGGCCTATTTGAGTCCAGTGCCAGCGTCTTGAACATCTTCATCTGGGTTGGCTCATCGTTGAATATAGTCGTGATAGTTGACTTATACTGAGTTCCATAAAAGTTATTCCTGGTGCTGTTTGTATTGTGCTTCCATATAGATCCATCCTTGAATGTATAGAAGCTGCTATTAAGACCGACCATCCAGTCTGGCTGATACGACCAGAAGGACGTCCAACCCTTGCTCCATATTGAGTATGTTATAGTCGCCATAATACAAATTTACTAATTTTAAAGCAAACAGCTGTCGACAGACTTCATCTCCATGTAGTACATGTAAGAACATCTCTGGTCCGATATGTCTAAATCCTCCATATACGGAAGTTTATGTGCATATGCAGCCTTGTAGAACATTCGTTGATTCATATTGGGCACGCCAGCATTATGAAAGAAATACATGTCTTTCCATCTCTCTATCGGACATGTAGCCCAACAGAAATCAAACTCTCTAGGTACGACAATATTTCGGCCTGACAGCCAGCCGTTCCAAAGCTCTGCCCACATGCTTGCTGTCCATGCCTGTATACCGTAAGGGTCTCCCTCCCTCTTTACATGTTGAAGTTTTGTCATGGTGTCGTACAGCATTATACCGTCCCTCTCTACCTTCTCCCAGTACTGAGATGTAAGTCCCTTCATCAGCTTCTGTGCACCACCACTGTTCTCTTGGTTTGCCTTAACAACAGCCTTATCTATACCCACAACCTTACACATAGCATCCAGCACCTCCTCTCCCTTACTAACTATGTAGTCGTGACCGATATAGCTTATGGTGTCTGAAAAGTACCAGTTGTGGTCGTTAAGGTATGGCGTGAAGTCTAGTGGTCTTGTGAATATAAAGTCAGCGTCATGGAAGAAGAAAGCCCCATTGTTAGGGTTCTCGTCGAAGTGTTTCTTTAGCAGGTGTGCCTGTATCGCAGGTATATACTTAACCTCTCCCATTGTATCCTCATAGAAGTGAAAGTCAACCACATTACCATACCTTGACACCAGCTTGCCCCAGGATTCAGGTATCTTTCCTTGAAATCCTGACACCACATCTATATCTGTGTATCCGTTCCGTATGAAGTTGTTTATGTAGACCTCAACCTGCCATGCGTAGTAGTCAGTGGCTGGCTGTGCAGATATAAATCTTAGGGGAGTGTTTTTTGACAGTCGAAGCATGAATTATATATAAATGTAATTTCAACCAGAAGAGGTCCTCCTGGAGTAGTTGTTCCGCTAACCTTATAACACCCATATATACCTCCATATAAACCCTTAAATGGCGTACCAACTGCTAGTACTGTATCACCAGCAAGAAAAGCCTTTCCTATGACAGGGACATCATTACAGTCTGTGAATGTATAGTAGTTTACAGGTAGGGTTGTGGTTGTGGTAGTGGTTGTCACACCAGCACACGCCCTTACATTTAGAACCTGACCTGTGTGTGATATATGTATGGTGTACGCAGTACCACCGTCATCTACATAGTACCACTTGAAGACCCCGTCAAACAGGTTTGCACCTAATGCGTCTGTGTAAACGAAATCGTTAACGGCAGGAATCGAACCACTGCCGTTGTGGTAGTATGTTGAAAGAGAGGGGGTAAGTGAACATGCATTAAAATCTGACGACTGGGCACTTGGATCCATACTGAATGCTGAGATAACGGGTGCTGTAGTAGTCGTTGTAGTTGTTGTGGTTGTAGTTGTTCCAGTACAAGTTGTGCAGTCTGCATATATAACGACGGGGTTTTCGATTAGATAATATGGGTATGATCCTGTAGTTGTTCCGCTGATCTCAAAACAGTTCCCATCGTCCGTCTTTACAATATTACCTGGAACTATAGCTGAAAGTGTTGTATCTAAAAGAACAACCTGAGTTGAAGGCGTAACACATGTCCTTGCCGTGTAATAGTTACCGACAGCTGGTACTGTTGTAGTCGTGGTACTTGTGGTTGTGGTTGTAGTACCTGGACATGCATAAACCTCTGCCACATATCCGTTTTTATCTATCTTAATAACCTCCTGTGAGTTGTCTACAAAGTACCACTTATCTCCACCTGAAAATACACTCCTACCATCTTGATCTGAATATATCCTATCCCTTAATGTAGGTACAGGGTTAGGACCATTGAAATACATTGTCGTAAACTCAATACTGGATACTGGACTTATACTGCATGCATCAGAAGACTGAGTCTTAAAGTTCTTAACATCCACAAGGAATGGCTTGTAATCTGAAGAGGATTTTATATCCACATTTATAGTTCTGTCTGGACTTGTTCCAAAGCAATTGGTTGCGTTGATTGTGAAAGAGAATGATAACTCCTCCACTGGATTTCCAATTATAGCTCCCTCTGAAAAACTAATACCTTCTGGGAATATATGTGAAAGACATGTTCCGTTTGAAACGACAGATCCATCACCCCTAACTATTATGGGTGTTGATAGTGCACATATATTTCTTACCAATGTAGCACCAACAGTTAAAGTGACAGCGTTAGAATTACAGTCTGTATATGTTATTAATGTAGATGTTGTACCTCCATTTACAATATATTCAACACAGTTGGATACAACACTAAATGACTCAGGATTACCAAGTGTCTGTATTGGAATATTTACAGGATTTAAAGAATCTATGGATATATTTTCTTGATATATAAATGGCTCTGCATACTCAAAGCAGTCACATGGATTTATAGATACCACATTTCCAGATGTGTCTACACCTACAAAAGACTTTCCTGCAGATGTTGGAACAGTACATAAAGCAGTATCTATCATATGCAATGAATTATTACCATTATATATCTGAGACCCATCTGAAGTAATATATATCCTATCATTAACAGCTGGAAGAACACCTATACCATTATGATAGTACTGTCTTGTTGGACACTGTGTACAAGCATTAGCCTTTGTGTCAGCGTCTACTGTATCAATATAAAAAGGTTTTAAGCTTGGACTAACTCTATTTAATATCCATATAGTGTTTGCTAATGGAGAGTCTACAATAACTCTTGCGTCATCAACAGATGAATACTTATCAAACAATAAACTTCCATTTCCATTATTTACCAATCCATCAAGAGGCTTGTGTAGGCTTATATCATCCTCACTCACCCCAGCAGCTATAAGTGCATTATAGTTAGCTACAGAGTTTAGACCTATATATCCAGTGTCTAAGATTACAGCTCCATTCCACTCCACCTTAAACCTTGTGGGTTCATCTATAACCTGATGAGATACACCTGCAAGACCTATATCACTACCTAAATTTAAGGCTATCGATCTTTCTTTAGATATACCGTTGTACGATACTGTGCCTGTACCTATGCTATCCTCATAGTCCCACATTAGGTATAGGTTTTCATAGTTGTTTGGGTTATTAAATACAAACTGACCTTCAAAGTCTGTACCATTAAAATATACAGGTATAGGTGTCGCTAAAGATTTTATCGTAGCACTATCCTTCTCTGTGTATTCTTGATCACTTACTAGGTAATATATAGTATTGTTTAGTCCTGGCTCGAAATCTAGGTATTCTGATGAAGGATCTCCTGCCTTTACTGTTACTGTAGATCCATCATACGGAACATATCCTATACCGCCAAGTCCAGTGACCTTATCAAATAGTGCTATACCATTAGAACTAAGTAAGACATTATCATATGTAAACTCCCCACTTCCTGTATACTCGTATGACTGCTTTAATTTCATTTTTTAGTCGGTTTATTTATAACAATAGGTCTCACAATTATAGGTCTACCTACAGACTGTGTAAGTGTAAATATCTGCGTGATCGATGTGCAGTATGTAACAACAAAATTAACACTTCTTGTGGAACCTGTGGTATTGTTTGCAATATTTGCATAAATATTAGCCGAACCATTTCCAGATGTTGTAACAGGACTTACCCAATCCGTGCCATCTCCTGTGTCTACAAGAGTTATAGTCCATGGCTGCTGAGTGTCTATGTTAAACATAAAGAATGATAGCCCACCTGAATTACTTGTCACGTTCCTAGCTGAAGGTCTTATAGACAACGTGCATGGATTTATGTTTCTTGTATTCTCAGTCGCTACAGTATACCTGTTTGAGTATGGATCATAGGCACCTAGCTTCTGTGCATTTGGACTACCTTTGAACTCATCTCTAAAATAGTCTGTCATACCTAGGGACGATATCTCAGATACATTACCCTTCTCCATACCTACAACGGCACCCCTCCTTGCGTCTGTGAAATACATGTTTCCAGCATTCGTGGCAAAACTCTCTGGGTTGTTACTTATACCATAGTCCACAGGGAACGGAATCTCACTACCTAAAACTTCTGGTATAGAGGCAACCGTACCTCCACCTACAGCGTCATACAATACATTCTTTCCGAACATCACCTTGTTTATCTTGTCCTGGTGAAATACAAATATATCTCTCTCCCTTGAGTAAAGCTTTTCGATAGGTCCAAAATCTCGATCTAGATCCTTAAAGTTTGCAAGAGATAGGTTAAACTCATTAAGTCTGTTTATAGAGGTGTCGCCCCTAAAAACACCGCTGTATGTAAGAGAGGCCTCCTTTCTTTCATTCTCGTAGTCCTCAATAATACTTGTCACTCTTGGACTGTATTTCATCTGTGGATCATTAAAGTCATCCTTTATCCTGTAAGACTCAACACCATTACCGAATGCAAATGAGTTGTATTGAGAGTTATAGCTTGTGGTGTCATTTATCTCTATAATAGCACCATTGTTATTAGCAGACTGATCCTGCTCCCAATCCTCTTTAAATACTGTTGCTGGCTCTGATGGTGCAGATCCTGGCCATGCAAGGTCTATAATTATAGAATACTGATTTGGCACAGCTAAGACTGTATAATACCCTTGAGGTACGCTAGATGTTCCAGATGCGTACACACTCTGACCCACACAGAAAGAATGAGGGCTGTCGGTAGATTGAGGATTATTAGGATCTAGTGGCCCTAAAACCGTGTATCCCAAACCTACTGGTACCGTAGGAAATACATCTGTAGAGTATGTAAAGTCTGCATAGTCCCATCCAACTTTATGAAGGTTGTTTGTGATGTCGTAAGAGTCTGTTACCTCGTGGTAAACCTCTAAATCTTCTTCCTTAGCGTCTGTTTCACAAACCAATGGTTTTTCGACTTGCCTTAGTGTAAATTTTGTCCCTACCCAGTTTCCAGGATTGTTTATACTATTAAAACCAAATCCTTGAATTATCATTCTTACAGGATAATTTCTTTGAGTTGTAGCTAGATCTATAAATGGTAATCCATTAGGATATCCAGTCCTATGATCTACACCTGGTTGCACTACTTCATATTTTGCCCTTCTAAATGTTATACCTTGTGACCCTATATCATTACCATTATGATCGTGCTGTATAAAATTTTTATAAGCCCCAGACTCCACAAACCATTCCTCTATATTTTCATACCTCTCTGGAGATATAAATGATTGCTCCTCTGTATATGCATTCTGATTATTTGAATCTCTCCATAACTTTATAGTTATTTGAGCACCTGGCTGTATTATTCTATCTATCTCATCTCCATTACTATTAGTCTCTTGCTCTCCTCCATTTACTACGGCCATTCCACTATATAATGCACCATTTAAATTTCCATCTATTTCACTTAACTGACTTGAATATGGAAAATCTGTATCATACTGAGGTGGCGTATGAAAAACAGATTCTGCAGGGTATGTGTTTTGAGTAAAGTAACCAAATGTATCTGGAAAGTTACCGTCAAAAGCTCTAACCATTACCTTCCATTTGTCTCCAACCCTTACATCTGGAGATATATATTCACCTGTTGAGGAATTAAATGAAATTGGAAACTGTATAGTAAATAACTGTACAGCTTGAGAACTTCCTGAAGAATTAAGCCATTCTAATGTATTTACAGTATATGTATCACCAGCGTTTAATAACACATTATCATTCCAATATGATAGATCTAATGAATCTGTAATTCTAAAACGAACATCACCAGTATTAAACTCATCCTTATCAATAATCTCTACGGTATACCTTTTATCATGTCTTAATAATCCCTGTCCAGGGACGTTCCCAATTTGAGAAGCCACCATAGCATTTGCACTTCCCTCTCCATAGAATATAACCTTATCTAAACCTATGAAGAGTTTATCCCATATAGGTGGTAAAGTTGAGAAGTTTTCTCCTTCCCATCCTTCATTTGAAAGTAATTCATAATTAAATTCAGATGTACTATCAACCTTAATCTTAAAATATAATCCTGATACCTCTTCATTGTTTAAAAATCCAGTAGACTTAAATTCAAACTCAAGTATTTTATATTTTTTATTTGAAAATGTAGGACCTGTACCGTCAGCCTTAAATATAACATAGTCTCCTACCGCAAACTTATCTCTGTCTGATTCATTTATTCTAAAATATCTATATGAACCATCTGCATAAAACCATATGGGAAATATATTGTAGTACTCCTTCTTAGCCTGCTTTATGACCAGTCTGTAGTTTGTAGCCCATTGAGGAGGATTATTCTTTATGTTAACCTTTAAACTGTTCCCTTTTGCAGATTCAGAGCTAGGGATATATATAGAGTTTTGGTCACTTATTAGAGCCGTGGTCATCCTACCGTAGTCATCTCCATATATGATACCAACCTCATAATCTCTGTCCGTTCTGAATGTCTGTATCGGGGTATTCTCTGTTGTGGATGTTGATACATAGTCCACGCTAAAGTCCATGTCTATATTATTACCGTCAGTGTCAATGATATCTCTAAACTGAGTATAGTTTCCATATACAAGCCTGTTCCCTATAAGTTCCTGTGACTTAGCAAGAAGAGGTACATTGTCAAACAGTCTGGTAACCTGATCAGACGTTAGGGGTGCATATATCTTGTTATTGTCAAACACATAGTCAGACACGCTGTTGGACTCTATAAGGTTGTTATTGTCACCGTCCTTGTCTACAGACTTGATTATCTTTACATTTAGACTTCTGGTGTCAAATGCAAGAAGTTGAATTTCCTTGACAAACTCATTACCAGTCTCAAAGACTATCCTACACTGATTGTACTCATTGATCATGGCCTTGTTTATCCCAGCCAAGAAATCTATACTGTAGTCTGAAGGTTTGAATGCTACGGCTGAAAATGGAGACATCGAGCTGTACTCGTTATCTACATACTTGTACCTATATGCAAAGTACAGGAATCTCTCCTCCATGTTGTTGGAAAGGACCTCATCACTCTTCACTGGATATATCACTGGAGCCTTTAATGGCGGTCTCAGTATCACGTCAATATCTATATCTATACGACTGTCGTCAACCGAGTAACTCTTGGCTCTCTTTATGTTTATTTTTCTAGGTGGGTTGTAGTTGTCTGTCCAAAGTAAAAGTGCACCATTGTCCTTGTGACTAGGTAGGTAGTTTACCCCTGTTATAAGGTGCTCCTTACTTAGGTTCAGCTTACTTGGCGTGCTTGCTGTGGCCTTTGTACATATAAGTACCTCTTCCAAGGTGTTCGTTATCTCGCTGTACTCAAATATTGCGTCATACTCATCTGCAGCTACAAACCAATATATAAGGTTCAGTGGCTCGTATGCAACCGCACCTATAGCTCTTGCGTTTGTCGATCCTATTGAGTATGTGTTTAGGATTGTCGTTATATTCCCAACCACAGTATTACCAAGTGAGTTTGTTATAGACCCTATGTTTGATCCCTCAGACGTGTCTATCGTGATGTTTAAGGCATCCTCGTACTGACCTCCAGACAGAAGTCTCTCGTCAAGGTCCTTGTTCATCTTACCTGCAAGGAAAGTCTTCTTTAATTCCATACCTATTTAATCCATTTAGCTCTACCTCTCAAGCTCATTAAAAGTCTTGAAGGGTGTAGATTGCTTAGTCTAATCTTTGCATTCCTTAGGGTTGCTATCTTCTCCTTCCTAACCCTGTTTATGATGTACTCCTGAACCCCATACTTATTGTTAAGTAGTGCCCACTTTAGGTAACTGTATATGTACTCCTCAGCAAGCTTGTTAACGCTTATCTTGGAGTCGTCACCGTTCTCCATACCGTCAGATATATACTCAAGAACTATGTGCTTGTTCTCTATCCCAGATGAGAAGTCTATAACCCCTGCTGCCTTGTTTATACTGAACTTAGGATTGTTATTGGCATCCTCTGGATCCAAGCCATAACGCCCTCCCATAGTGTAACCAAAGTACCAGTCACCGTTGTAGTTCCATCCATAGCATCCGCTATATATACCACCTCCAGTGTATAAGGTTTTGTCCTGTCTAAGTATATCTACCTTTGAGTCACCTGTAACTATCTCTCCATCTGCGTCAAATATAATGTCCAGGTTATTGTCCTGAAGATATCCTGTGGCAGACATAGGTCTCCTGTTCTCTGTCAATGGAAGTAAAAGGTTTCCACTAAGTACAGATATTCTCACATAGTTTATATAGTCTGGAGGCATGACCATCTTTAGCTCGTCACCCATCTCCTGCTCTATGACCTTTATGTTTCTAAGTGCGTCATAGTTGAGCTCCTGTATCGCTCTCTTTGCATGAAATATAACGGTATATCTGTCGACATTATTTACAAGCTTGTCGTTACCTACATACATCAGCATGAAGTTGTTCACTATGTCAGACATTGAGACATACTGATATGAACCCCAGTTGCTGTCTTCAGGTATAACCCCACCATTTGTATAGTACTGATAGTTAGTAATGTATCCCATTGTCTATTGTTTTTGTTGTGCGTCCTGAAGCTCTTCAGATTTAGCTGCCTTTATAATGTCATCCTCTCTTATAGAAACTCCAGAGTATTGTAATATCTTTATAACTAGGTTTGAAAAGTCACTCTTAGGTAACTCAAAGTCCTGATAGTCAGGTGCGGACGGGTAGAACAAGGGGTCAGAGTCTGTAGCACTTGTAGCTATATACGTCCACTTAGGATCCAATGGATACCTTATGTAGTCTATCTGCACGTTTGATGTTATACTTGTAGGGTACACATTGAAGCCATTATTGTCAAGCGTGTATACTGGGTATGCAACCGTAGGTGCAGTAAGGTTTGATGATATTAGGTTTAATATCTTTCTATGACTCACCTCCTCTATCTCTACAGAGTTGTTGTATATCAACTTATCTACAAAGTAATAGTCTGTCGGTGGAGTAAACTCAGATCCAGAATACGTAAGACTTGCATTTATAAAGAATGTGTCTAATACGTCTGATATCTTTTTAGGTATGTCTGCATATCCCTCTCCATGAAGCCTAGCATTCTCCTTAACTATAGCATTGCTATAGGAGTATATGTACTGCTCAAATATCTCAAGCTGTGCCTGCTTTGCAAACAGATTGAACTCAAATGGAGTAATGTATCCCCTGTTGTCCTTGCTTATTATAGATAGTACGGTATTTCTTACTTCGTTAATCATCCGTGTCGTTTTAACAAAGATAAATAAAAAAAGGCACTTCGATTAAAAAGTGCCTCATCTTGATCGTTAAAGATAATCTTATGCGATAGCAATTCCGCTTACTGCTTTAGAAGGAGAAACAGAAGTAACAACATTGTGCCACACAGAGCTGTGTGCGTCAACAACTGCGTTTTGAATAACGTCTCTCATCTCTTCAGATCCTGCAGCAACTGCAGCATGAGTAATAGTAATAACATCTTGTGCAGCAGCACCACCGTAAGTGATTGTCACTGTAGTTGTAGATGCCTGCTCGATAAGTTTAATGCCATCTGCAGAAACTAATTGATTCCCTTCACCTGTTACAGGTATAGATAAAAACTTTGCCATTGTTAAAAAATTTAATGGGTTAATAATACCACAAATATACTAATTATCTGATATCTTTTCATCCAAGAACTTGAACAGCTCAAGTCCATCATTAGACTGTAGGTATGAGGCCAATACATATACTGGATCCTCTCCAAAAGGTATAGTCATAAGCTTCTTCTTGTTCTCCTTCAAATTGAAGTATATATCCTTCTTGTTATTTCTTAGTGACAGGTATCCGTCAGATATAGCTCTAGATGCTATGTTGTTTACACGTAGAGATGGATCATTAACTGTCTCCATAAAGTCCTGTGGATATCTCTTGGCATAAAGCATAATATCTCTCTTGATCTCGGCACTTGTCATCTTTGAAACCTTGCCTCCAAGTAACACTTGTGCCACAGCCTCCATCATTCCGAAGTCCATATCCCTAGCCATCAACTGAGCGTCAAGCTCGCTATACATAAAATCTACATCCTCCTGTGCATCCTTCTCATTGTCAAACTCATAGAACTCTATACCATTCTCTGGATGGTAGTGCAAGAACTCCTGTAGAACTGGATTTGTCTTTGGAACCCTTAATACTCCGTCCTCAAAAACAACAGGCTCAAGAATTACATTCTTATCCTGCTCATCAACGAATGGTGAGTTTGAGTTACGTGCGTAACGAAGAGGTCTACTCATATTATTCTCCTCATCGTAGTACAGTAATCTTTTTCTTGGTGTGTCTTTAGAAGCAATAAAGTATGAAAGTGGTTGCTTCTCTCCCTTTAATAGATATATTCTATCCTTGGGCTCTAGTATTGATTTTCTCTTTTGCATTTTATTTTATTTTAATTTAACAATAAAAACCAGGGGCCGAAACCCCTGGTATATTAATAGTCTATATTATCCTTTGAATAATACGAAGTTATTAGCTCCCATAACACAAAGTGCTCTTTCTGACAAGAAGTTAACCTGCATTTTGTCGATGTCGTTAGTCATCGCACCACCTGCAGAACCTGTCATCCAAGTTTTGTATCGACGATCTTCAGCCTCAGAAGCTCGGTAACGTACATGTAAGAATGGACGTTTAGCGTTCTTACCAAGAACTTGATCGTAAACTGTAGTTGTACCAGCAGGCACAAGTACACCGTTGATAGCTCCACCAACTAAACCTCCACGAAGCGTAGCATCGTTTAAGTATTTCCAGTCAGTCTTATAGAACTCATACCCTCTCTTGAATCCAGAGAATCCAAGGTTAAGTGCCATCTCCTCAGAGTTGTCAAACAATCCGTAAGATGTACCACCAGCTCCGTAAGAGTTTTGAGCAGCCAACATGTCATCGATATCGAAAGAGAACTGACGGTTCAAGAACAATACGTTCTCAGCGATAGCTCCCTGCTTGTCAAGACGTTGTACAATAGTATCAAAGTCAGCCAATGCAGATGGGTTACCACCTGACCATACGTTACCTCTATCCTCGATAGTGTCAAACATACCCTGAGTACCAGCGTTAACAACACCAGCAGCAGAGTTATCAGACAGCTGACTTTCAGCAGCAGATCCTACCGCAGCAGGAACACCTTCTACCATAGCCATCTCTAAGTAGTCCTCAAATCGTAGACGAGTCTCGTGCTCTGACTTCAAGTACCAAAGGTATCCAGTCGCACCATTTTCAGTTGTAACCTCAACCCATCCAACTTGAGCCATGTCAGATCCTGACACTTCGTAGTTGTCTTTGATGATGATTGGTTTACACTCGAAGATATCGTCCTCAGCCTCTAAAGATCCTGACATTCCTGCAGATCCTTTTTTGAACTCAGAACCGTAAACAAATGCAGTTACAGTGTTTGATCCAAAAGGGTTAGATGCTTCAACACTGTAGTAAGCTACATCAAATGTAGATCCATCAGAAGCAACTGCAGTAACTAAACCTTTTTTAGCTACAGAAGCACTTTCGTCAGACAATAAAACTGTCTGATTAACTCTAAATACACAAGCACCAGATGCAAGTGTGAATGTTTGAACACCTGCAGAGAAAGCACCAGGAGTTAATCCTTGGTATTTAGTATGTAAACGTCCTTGCTCTGCCCATTTAATTAAGTCAGAGTTTGTAGGAAGTTCTGCACCGACCATTCTCAAGAATGATGAGATTGATCTGTTTCCATATCGCTCAAATTCAGCTTCATAAGTATCAGGAAGATACTGTGTCAAGAAGTCGAAATTGGTGATATAATTCGTAGGCAATGTTGCCTTTACCGAGCTAGGTGTTATAGCTACACCTGGACTCGTTTGTAATGATCCAGCCATTTTTTCTAATTTTTACGTTTTTTAATAATTAATCTATTGCTGCGATCTGCGTCTATGTTTCTGACCTGAAACCCTTCCTTTTTGATAACCTGTGTAGACTTACGAGTCATGTCAATGTTTTTAGACTCCTTAGCCACATCACTTACCGCATCTGCCATACCCTTCTCGTAGAAATACTTGGCAAACTTTTCAGGGTTTGAAGCCACAGCTATAGAACGATGGAATCCCTCGATATCTTTAATAAAACCGTCGTCACCTGTAAACTTATTAACAAAGTTATTAAGATCAGACTGTTCATTAAGCAAGGTCTTGCTGTCAGCTGGCTTATAGACAAGCTTCTTATCCTCCGATACATTGAATCCGAAACCTTCGAAATTCTCAGAAAATAACTCTCCCGTCTTACTTGAAAAGTATTGAGCCCTCTTAGCAAGCTCCTGATCGTTTGCAGTCGCTGCCTCTTTTTCTTTCTTGTAGGCATTAAACTCCTCCATATCCTTCTCAGAAGCAAAGCCTTCCCTTGACTCAAGTGGAACCTTGTACTGCTCCTTCAACTGATTGAAGTGGTCTCTTGCCTTAGCAAGCTCTTTCTTTTTTGCTACCTTTTTTAATCTGATATCTCTCTCTTCATCGAGATCCTCGTCATAGTGGAACCTGTCCTCTATCTCAAACTGAACATCCTCTAAGTCTAGATCCTTGTTCTGGTCGAGATAGTATTCACGTAGTAGCTGGTCGTCGTCAACATCATTATAATCCTTATTGATCTTAATGAAGTCATTTATACCACGGCCTGTCTCCTTTTTGTACTTCAGGAATGCAGAAACATCCTCAGGAAGCTCTTCATTAGCATTACGCTGTTCGAATAGCTCGTCCAAGGAGTTTATCTCCCTGTCGTACCTTTTACCAATATATGAAAGAACGTCTTCGTCTTTTATTGACAATTCTTGTGCTTCGCCTTGCGGCTGTATATCTTCTTGCTCTTGTGGGGCGGAGGCACTCTCAGTGCTTTCTTCCACTCTGTCCACGTTAGCTTCGTCTTCTCCAGAGTTTTCATTTTCTACTTTGTCTAATAACTCCTTCTCAATCTCTTGTGTCGACTTCTCTTCAAAGTCAACTGCTTTTACTTTAATTTCCATTTAATTATATTTTTTACAAAGTTACTAATTATATTTATATCCTATTTAGGACCAAACGACTCTAAGTCAAAACCATCTAGAGTGTCTTCAGTGCTTTCAAAATTTTGTGTAGGTAGGTTGTTCTTTCTTTGAGTTATAAGTGCGGACTGCCTACTGGCCTGCTTGTCTATACGGTCATCCTTAGCCTTCTCCTTCTTACTCTCTCTATCCATAAGGCCCTCTACCTCTATACCCTTAAGCTGCATATTGTACTGGAACTCTAAATCCATCAGCTCTCTCTTGGCCTCAACCTCAGCCCTCATCCTCTCTATCTCATACATAGACTCGGCCTGCTTAACCTGTGCCTTAGCCTGAGCCTCAAGCTGTATAATCTGAGCCTTCTGCTCTGCCGCAGACTGCTGTGTCTGTAAATTAGACTGAAGCTGCATCTGAACCTCTTGCTGCTTCTGCTTCTGCTGCTGCTCCATACGTCTTCTACGCTTAACCTTAAGCATCTCGTTTGCGAGCTTGATATTGTTTATGTTTCTTATATCTATAGCGTCCTCAAGGTCTATAGTCTGCTGCTGCAGTGCTATGGATATATTTGCCTCAAGTGCTTGCTGCTGCTCCTCGTCTGGAGACAATTCTATAAATATACCAAAGTCATGAAGGTAAAGATCCCTTACATCATCAAGTATGGCTATATTATACTTACCTATCTGCATTGCAAACTCCTCCCTGAAGTCTGCATACTCAAGTATGTCTGCAACCCTTAGAGATACACTCTCAGCCATCCTCTTTGTAACATTGAGACCTGAGTTTAATATATGTCTAGTCGCAGTGTTTGAATTTAATGCCGCAAGCTTCTGAACTCCTACCAGTGCGTCTGGGTTTGGTGTAGATGCATCCCTAGCCTCATTGATACCCGTCACGTCCCTAATCATGTTTAGGTAGTGATTGTAGTTTGCTATGAGTGCAGACATCTTAGACTGTCCACTGTTTGAGTTTAGCTCCTGTATTGGAACCCTTGCATTATTAAAGTCTCCATCCTGCGTGTAACTCCTACCGACAACACTACCTGTCTGGAAGTATAACTTCAAAGCATCCTCAGGATTATATGCAGCACCATTTCCAAGGTCTACCTCATTCAATCCATCGGCATCTATAAATACACCGTCAGGCACAACCCTAGACATAACCTGCTGTAGCTTTAAGTGAGTCAGTTGTATCTGATCCGCAAATGGAACCATACGTCTAACCAATGACTCAATATTACCCTTGTACATCCTAGGTGCATGTGCAACATAGTTTGGCATAGCCTTCTGAGATGCTGACTTAGGTCTGACCATGTTACGCATCATCTCCCACTTCAGCAGTATGTTAGATCCACCTACAAGTATACCGTCATACCACACCTCTCTAGGTGCCTCTATAACCTCAAAAGGTACGCCCTCTCCCATCGGTGGGAAGAACGTATCTCCTTTACGTATTACTCTCTCCCCTCCATTCTCCAACAACTTCTTCTTCCAAACAAATCTCTTTGTGGTCTTGTAGTTGAAGTATAGAAGTGTAACAACCTCATTCAAAAATGTATCGTCCTGATAGTTTCTAACTATAGGGAAGTATTCATACCATGCAGAGCTAGCGTTCTTTATCTCTGTAAGCTGCTCATCTGTAAGGTCTGGATTTATCTTCAATAGTTCTGTATAGTGAACCTGCTTTACCTCTCCGAAGTAGTAGCAGTCAGAGAAGTCCTCCTTTTCTGTGTAGCTGTGTATCCAGTTTGCTGGATCTACATACTCTATATTTACACCGTCATTCACAAGGAACTCGTGCTTCATAACACCGACACCTATGGTCGTGACATCGTAATCAAAAAGTTTCTTAATCTCTGGGTAGTCTGACATCTTGAATATTGTGTCTATCGCTACCTCTTCAGCTATCTCTATGCTTGGCTTATACTTAAGCTGCATGTATAGCGAAAGTTCTTCATCATCCTCAGGAAGCTGATCTGGGTCCATGTTACTCACATCGATACCAAACTCCTGCTTTGTCAGGCTTATAAACTCTCTGGACACCATCTCCTTCTCGATCATGTCCTGGAATGCATTCTTCTTCTCTGCAGACATAACATCTTGAGCCTCAGCCTTAACCTTGTAAAGCCTGTCATTCATACCGTTAACCACGATATCGACAAACTTAGGTATGATTGGTATAGGACTCCAGTCAAGGTTCAACATAGACATATCGCCATTTATAGACAGCTCATCCTTGTACTTCTGTACGGGTTGTTCTCCCCTAGCATAAAGCCTTAGTCTATGATACTCACCCCATTGGTCGTAAAAACGACAAGAGTTTCCTTTTCTTCTAAACCATTCTCCTTCTATAGATTTTGCTACCTTTAGTCCATACTTCTCGGAAGACTTTTCTTCGTCCGAAGCCATCTGGTTTGGGAAGGGTGATTGATAAATTGCTACTGAAGATTTCTCCATTATTTTATTATTTCGCTTCTATTTCCACGATTGTCATATCTTACAAATTTAATACTTATTTTTGATTCTTTTTTCTGATTGTCAAAAACATACTTTTTGTTAGCCATAATCGCAAGCCCTGAACTTATAGAGGCATCGTATTTTGTCCTGTTATTTATCTCAAACTTAGCCCAGTCTTCAAGTGTCCTCGTAAAGTACATACTACCTATCTCTCCTGGCTGCCTGTATACACCCTCAGAATCAAAGCCTACATACTCCTCTATATAGGACTCAATAGCTGACGCATGAGCCTGTTTAACATCCTCACTGGAGTTAGGTATACCGCCTATCTCTAACTCTGTCTTAGACAGTCTCTTTTTATGCTTATCAGGCCTGTTCATAGAAAATCCTCTGTATCCCCTGTTCTTGAAATGGTACAATAGCCTAGCCTTGTTATTCTCAGCAAGCATAGGCATACCATAAAATACACAAGCCATAAGAACATCCTCAAAGAATATCTCTGCAGTCTGAGGCCTAGCTACATACTCCAAGAAAAACTCATTAGACGGAGCATCCTCCATATGAAACTTAGTCAGGCCATGAAGAGCACCGTTTGAACCTCCACCTCCAACAACCCCAGATATATCATACGGGTCACATCCAAAAGATCCCATGTGTTCATTCCCAGGATACTTTACACCTCCCCTCTCTATAACATTATTCCTGTGCTTTGAGTCTGGTATCCAGGAAACAATAAACCTGCCCTTCTTGTCTGGTGTCCATATAACCTCGGTATCTTTCTCCCCACCTCTCCAGTGGAAGTAACCCCTAGTTATAACCCTGTCTCTTATTAGCGAGTCATTATAATCAATCTGCTGGTATATCTTAGTGAGGTTAAATATAGACTGCCTTGACTCATCCCTAAATGCGTGAGACTCTGTCCTAGGGAACTGTCTATAGTACTCGTTCAATGCATCTGGATCAGACTTCAGTGAGGCCACCTCATTATTCCAGTATGTTATCACACCGTTATGTATGGGCTCACCATCAACTCCTGTAACCTCAGACTCTGGATCCTCAAAAACTGGCCAACCAAACTCATCTATATATCCCTCATAGTTCCATTCCATAGGTATGAATAGCGAATATAGACCACTCTTCGTCTGTCCATTGGCAGACCTAACATTTGGGTCGCTATCCATGTATAGCTTCTTAAAGTTACCACCACCCTTTGATAGTGCGTTTGATGTAGATCCCATCATGCACTTACCTATAATCTTACTACCCAGTCTTAGACATGTCTTTGTAACCCTCCAGTTGTTTAAAATATTTTCAGGCTTCTCCCACTTACCACTCTCGTCATGCACAAGAAGAAGAAGCTTCTCACCGTCATAGCTGTTGTCAGATGTATTCTTCCAGTCTATGGTGGTGTCTAGTCCATCTATATCGTCATCCTTCTCCTCATCCATATTTCTCCTGGTAATCTTACTGGCAGGAACCCTAAACGCAAGTTCAGTCTTAGGATTGTCCATACCGTCCTGAATAGGCTTGAAGAAGAACGGGTAGTTCCTAACGATAGGAACCACCTTGTCCGTAAACATCTTCTTGGCATCTGACCCTGTCTTTGACAGTATTCCAATCCTTGAGTCCCTAACTATTGTTCCTGTGTTTGTAGCCTCAGAAGAGGACATAAAAGAAAAACCAGAACGCCTGTTCTTTAGGTAGCACATACCAAAGCATCTACTGTCTGCCTTGCATGCCTCCCAGTATATAAAGAATATCCTATTAGATTCCCTAAAGTCTGGCTGCCCCACATCTATCTTTGTCCATTGCAGGTACATATAGTGTGTCCCTGTCATATATGTATGCCTGCCATTATTATTGAACCAGTGCCCGTAATCCCTCTTATCGAACTCTCCCTCTATGTAGTCCACATACTTTGACTTGAACTTATTATCCTTCCTGTTCCAATCAAATATTGTCCTAACCTTTGAAAGCTCTCTAGGGTATTCATGAGGAACCCATCTATCGTTCTCTGTATCTATATCTTTTGGTGCCTTTGGTATGGCTATCTTTAGACCATTTATGTCATATATGTCGCCTATAGTGCCGTCCTTTGATATTACAATAAGATCGTAATCCTTGTCATAACCGTAGACCCATTTCTTTGCCCTGTTCCTTGCATTTAATGCGTTCTTACTTATATGATCATTCGATATTTTATATAGATTATTTTCCATTTCTAGCCCTACCTTCAGCGAAACCCTGCTTGCCAGCATCTATCTCTTTAACTTCCTCTTTGGCATTCTCTTCGTCCTCTATCTTGTGAAGCATAGCCAAGGCATCGTCGAATGCTAGCTTCTTAGCAGATGCAGCGTTCTTCATCTTATCAGCCGTTATATCGTCCTCGGCATGAGTTATTATTGGCTCCTTTAGAACCTTTATAAGCTCATCAATCGCCAACTTAGCGGCCTCTAATATTTCTACCTTTTTAGACATATATTTCTGTTGTACATTCTATACAGTATCTCATCACCTATCCTGAACTCATACTCACTATCAGGAGTGAACGATATAATGTCTCCACAAGATACGTAATCTATATCATCATTCTTAAACACCAATTCACCCCAAAGCTGCTCAAGTGAACCTACCTGTGTGAACATATGATCCTCAGACTCTATAGGTCTAACGAAACAGAACGGAGAAGGTGCGTTCCACTTACCGCCCCTCATATAAAGATACACCTGATCAGGCTCAACTATAAATACATTGTCCATCACATAGTGCCAGCTACTCTTCTGCTTACCTTTAATATCGTAATAATACCTAAACACGTTGTGATGAACGATAACTATGTCTCCCTCTCTAACAGGTCCAGAATAATATGTAGGTATCGATACAACCTTTGCAAGTCTGTTTGAGACCGTGTGATCCTCCTGTGACGAACTTATTATAAATGCGTTGCCATCGTATACACGTATATTGTCATACCTACGTCCAGATACAGGTTCAACTATGAAGCAATATGGAGACTTCATTAGAAATCTATTTTAAACTCTAAAGACATAGGGAGTGTGTTCAAGAACTCCTTCCACATGACAACCTCGTCATCCTTTTTTATCCATATACATACAGAATGATCGGTCTTTAATATGGACTCTATGACATAGCTCCTGTTAAGAACCTCCTGGCCGACCACGTAATGCATACCCTTTGTGTAGTCTGGCCCTATAGATATCTTTCTAATTATATTCACCAGTGTGAAGATTTATATGTACATCGCCATACTTCTTCTGTATCTCATCCTGGTATGAGGAAAGATCATGTGCACCCATCTCTAGGTTTGCAAGCGTAGTAATCTTTTGATTTTTTAATCTCTCGAAGGTCATCTCTATGTCAGCTATCTGAAACTTGAGATCCCTGTAATTCTTGTTAAGCTCAACCAACTTGTCGAGCTCCTCTTTCTCTAATTTTTTCATTAAATTTTATTTACCAAGTAGCTATGGCAACCCTCTTCCATGTATCTGTAGCCACACATACATAGATATAGTCAGAGTCATATGCCAACTGTCCAGCCGTCCCTGTAGAACTTGCAGATACTGGTGCCGAGGATGTTATAATAAAATCCTTCAACGACTCTACGGTAAAGTTCTTTGTAGAGTTTGCCGAATCAGAGTCGGTACCTAGCAGCAAATCAGCCAGTGCTGGTGTCGCAGTTGAATATGAATCTATCTTTGCCATGTCTTATTATTTATACAAATATAATAAATTTATTTTCCTTGGCCATTGTAAGGCTTCTTATAGTTCACAGAACTCTTCAACCTAGAGTTGTTCTTGCTGTGTATACCTGACCTCTTTTTCTTAGGCTTCCTAAGTGTGTTTGTATTATTCGCCATTTTCTATCTGTTGTATCATCTCAAAATGAATCTTAGCCACCCTATCTCTTCCTGACTCGCTCATGAGTACCTCGTGGCATTCTTTAGAGTTAGTCATGAAGAAGTTCTCTGAAAGTATAGCAGGCATAGATGTATCCATAAGTACGGTAAACTTTGCCTCCTTAACTCCCCTCATCCTGTACTCCTGAAACTCTTTCTTTGCCTTTTCATAAAGAACTCTTGCTATAGAGTCAGACTTCGTCTCTCCTGGAGATGTAAACACCTCCCAACCGTTTGCAGACTCGTCACTAAAACCATTTGCATGTATGCTTACATATATACATGGTTTTTCAGAAGACCTTGCCAGCTTGTTAGCCATCTTAGGTCTTTCCTTTAGAGCTATATCCTCCTGCGTGTCTACAAGGTTTACGTGATCTATATTGTTTGACTTACATAGGTCGACCAATCTATTTACGATAGACCTGTTGAACTCTCCCTCAAATAGCTGAGATCCATCAGGCCATACTGGAGACCTCTTTCCAGGTGTCTGATACACACCGTCAATTATACCTCCGTGACCGTTGTCGAAGATCCATAGATACTTTGACTCTGGGTTTGGACATACAGGATCGATTGATATATCGTACTTTGTTTTACAGTTTGGGCATGTAACTATCTTTGCCATATTCTAATTATTATTGAAGCAGCTATATAAGCTATAGACATAACTAATATTACCCCATTATCTTGATAGGTCTTTAGCCTCGTTCTTGGCTCTTGTTATGAATTGTCTTAGGCACTGAAGCATGTTCTTTCCAGTGACATCCTCCACAGATTCGTTTATTGACTTAACCTCAACCACCACACAGAAGAAGGCAACTACTTTCGTCATCACAAGCTCTATAGATATAAAGTGAGCTATCAAATCTCCTGCTATAAACTTCTCGACCAAGAAGGTCAATATTATAGCCAAAGAATAAAGTAGAGATTTACTAAGGGTTGCTGAAAGTCTTCTGCTCTTGAATGATATCCATCCATTCTTCTTTACACTTCTCCAGATCCCAAAGCAGGTATCTAGAAAGATAGCAAATAGAGCTATATAGATCATAGGTGCTACTGGGGATAATACAGCTATGATAGATGCAGCTGCTATTGATATATATGTTTTCATTCCGTGTATTTCTTTATTAATCTGTACGTGGTATATACTAGAAACAAAGTTAATAAAATAAATAGAATAATCCATAAAGGTTTATTATACCAGTAATTACGCTCGTAGTACTTTACAGGAATCTTCCTCTCTACAAACTTCTCTACAGTTATGGTGTCGCACTTGCCCTCTATATACACCTTCTTCTCCCTGTCCACATAAACCTTAACCTCAAGCTGCTCCTTCTCTAGAAACACGGTGTCATGAAGCTCACTAAACTCAACAACTGTGTCCACCTCTACACTGGGGACCAATACCTCTACAGTATCATGAATAACCACGGTGTCTGTCGTTAAAAGATATGGATGTTTATCTATGAGTCTAGTAAACCTAGTCTTAGGGCTGCATGAGCATATAAGTATAGCTATCGCTATATAGATCTGAATGTGTAGTCTCGCTTTATTTGATATCCGCATTTAAGGCATTTTTTTTTATTCTGCATCGTAAACTCAATACAGTTCGGGCAGTAACCCTTCCTTATGTCTTTCTTCATCTACTCTACAGGATCTGGCTCTGACCAAGCTGGTGTAGCCATTAACTCAAGTATTGCATGATGGTCGTATGTACCAACAGGGGTTACACTTCCATCAAGAATAAATGTAGGGTCATGTCCTTCTGCCCACTTTAGTACAAACTCTGTCTGAGCTAGATTTCTTCTAACTGTCTGAGCACTTGTTTGTGCTACCTGAGAAAAGTCTATCAGACTCATATCTGATAAGTTAATTACTGCGTATGTTCTTGTATTATGCATTTTTTATTATTTAAGGTGTATCTTCTACTATATCTGCTTCTTCCATATTGAAACTTACTGTGTTATTCTCACTATTTGGAGCATCTCCTACTCTATCAAATATATCCATACTGTCTGATATACCTCCACCATAGTATTGTGGTGAATCACCTACTAGAGTTTCTAACAACATAGTATTAGAGCTAGTACCATTATTACCTCCGCTTCCTTGATCAGGAATTGTAAATTGATTTAAACTACCATCATAGGTTGCTTCTTCTCCCATTCTCCACCAACTAACTGGAGAAAATCCTGATAAATCTTTTGGTTTACCTCCGTTATATATAGCTGTTACTGCACCTGCAGAAAGTTCAGAGTCCCATACTGCAACTTCGTCAATATTGCCATTAAAGAAATTACTTGCTCTATATTCTCCAATTATTAAGTAATTTGTACCGCTACCTTGTATAACAACAGTTCTATCAACGCTATTGTCTAAAATTCCGTCTATATATATTTTTAAATTGTTAGTTGCTAATGATGTGTCGTATGTGACTACTATATGATGATAATTATTATCTAAAATAGATGTATTTGCAGTAAGTCTTGTTCCGTTATTCATTCTAACTTCACCACTACTTGTTAAACTAAATGCTTCTTGTGTCGGTGTGCTTCCTACTCTAATCGCTAAAATTCCTTTACCACTTGTAGATGTTTTAACCCAACAACTAACAGATAGTGTATTGCTAAATTGTAAACTTGCACTATTACCACAATTTACATAATCATCAAGACCATCAAAGTTAAAGCTGTACTTTGAGAAGTTATTTAATGCTGAGTTAGGTACTAGCCAGTTGTCTGTAAACTTAGCCTCTTCACCTAGCTTCCAATATCCTAAAGGAGAGTAGCTAGATATATCTGTAGGAATACCTGAGTTATATATAGCCTGCACAGCTGATTGCCCAAGATCAAAACCAAATACTGCAGCTTCGTCTATCTTTCCATTTGCATAAGTCGAGGTAACGTCTTGATATTTACCTATAGTAAGAGGTGCATTAGTATTAAGCATTGCAGCATATACACCCACATTAGAAGTAGTGTCATCTACACGATTACCGTTTAAGTATATCTTTAAACCTGTGGAACTTCCGCTTCCATCATAAGTTGCTGCTAAATGTATCCACTGTCCTTCATAGCTTGTTAAAGTAGCAGAAGTATAACGCGAGATTCTATTAGATGTACTATTGGTATATAATACAAAATATAATTGATCAGCTGCTGAAGTATAAAATGCATATTCAGCATTACTACTACTATTTATTTTACTTAAAACTCTAAATCTTGTAGCATCGTTCATATATACCCAAGCAGAAATACTAAATCTAGAGTCTGCTTTACCACTAGTAAAACTAAACTCATCAGGATCACCGCAGTCTACATAGCCTAATCCATCAAAAGCAAGAGAGTATTTACTTACTTTATCTTTGTTAGTATTTTCTGGCATTAAGATTTGTGGGTATGCAAATGTAGAGCTCTCACCTGCTCTATACCAAGATGTAGGGTTTAAACTAGTTAAATCTGCAGGCTTACCATTGTTATATATAGTTGCTACATCATTACGTAAATCAACACCACTCCATATTGCAAATTCGTCTATCAAACCATAAAATGGATTATATTGACCACTTTGTTTTTCTCCAATATATAATGAACCTGTTGCGCTTGAAAATGTACCGCTGACTGATGTGGCAGATGTTGAATCCACTCCATTTATAAAAACTCTACCTCTTTGTGTACCTACACCTTGTGTTGTGTCAATACAATACATAACGTGAGTCCAAACATTTAAATTTATAGGTGTAGATGTTGCTCTTATGTATTTAGAGCCTGAATCCATTGAAAACTGCAATGTATTTGCTGTTGTTAATTCAATTTGAAATTGATGATTAGATGTAGTAGCGTTTCTAATTACTGATGCGATTATTTTATAATTTGGTATGCTTATTGGTTTTATCCAACACGAAAAAGTAGCCTTTATTTGACCGTCTAATTCTGAATAAACTTCTTGTGTACTTACATAGTCATCAACACCATCAAAAGATAGTGACTTTGTTGAGAAATCTGCAGCAGGTCCACCTCCATTTATGATGAAACCCTTTATAGCGTTAGATATAGAATTTTGTATCGGCATACTACCACAGTGCTATAATCTCACGTACGCTTGTGCCTGTAGAGAAAACTTGAACAACCTGTACAGGTATGAATGTCCCAGCCACAAGTCCTTTGAATGTAACTTCATCACCGCCAGCTGTCTTAACCTTGAGGTCTGTACCTCCAGAGACATCTCCGACATATAGTGTGCACGGCCATTCTCCAGTCCCACCACCAACGTAAGGGATCTCTGCCGTGTCGCTTGGTGTTACCGATGCAGCTCTACCTGCTTGTAATTTTTGATAAGGCATATCTTTTTATTTTTTAGTACTTTTTCCATCCGCACCATTCCTAGCTCTGTTCCTGTAGGGGTGCTCAAGTACAAATTTACCATTTTTTTTCTTACTGACATCCTTGCCGCCCTTTCCATCGATACCTCGACGACGACGCTCCTTCGTGTGCTCGGCACGATACTTCTTCTGCTTCTCAGTCTTATTGAGCTTACGCTGATACTTCCTACGCTTCTCTGCAGCCTCAGGATTCTCGGCATAGTACCTTGATGTCTTACTTTTTCCCATAAGGAAATAAATCATTTAGTTTCTTCTTACGCTCATCACAACCGCATGGCTGATTGAACGCCTTAGCTCCAGCCTTGACGATCTGTTGGATACCCGTGAGCCTTGTCATAGCCTCTACCGTGTCTCCCAAACCCTTGTGTCTCTTTATCTTTATCATATCTAATATTTTCCTTTTCTACCCTTTGGTGAGCTCTTTGTCGATCCACCCTTTCCAGCCCACAGGTTTTTGCAGGCCCAATATCTTGCAGTAAGCTTAGAGGTAGCGGTACCACACTTGTGTCTAGCCTTGAAAGACTTACGTGCAGCAGCAGAGTAGTTGTGACCGTAACCCTTCGCACCGAAGTGTATGATCTTCTCCTTGCCGCCCTCGCACGCCTTGACCATCTTCTTCTTGCCAGGCCTTGTGGATGCCCTAGGCTTGTTGCAGGCCATCTTGCTCTTGTCTACCCTCTTTGCCATATCAATAGCTTGTGCTTGTCATCTCCTGACCGTAACCAGGATTATCTTTCTTTACAATCTTAGCACCCTTGTTTCTTGGGTCTCTCATAAACTGATCAAGCTTAACCTTCCCAACCGCATTGTACGGGAACTTCTTGATCATCTCCTTGCCCGAATCTGGACATTTAAACTTTACTGTAGGCATAATTATTTTCTTTTTACTGACTTAACCCGTCGACCCATACCTACCCTAGACTTCTCAGCCTTCTTTCTAGCGAGTTCAGACTTGGACATCTCTCCCTTCGTCTTAGGGGTCTTTGATGACACCCTTCTTGTAGGCCTGCAGTACTCGTTCTTCTTACCTGCACCGCATGCCTTTCCTGTACGTGTGTCTTCCCATTTCTCCTCCTCCCATCTCTTAAGACTGGCACCCTTGGATGACTTCTTAACCTTGCCCTTCTTCTTCCTACACTTAGCTATAGCCTGGGATGCTCTCGCAGATGGAAAGACTTTGTAACTAGCTTTAACCTTCTTGTAGCATGCGTCTTTAGGCATAAATCAGTATATTTGTCTAAATACAAATATAATAAAATGATTCCAAAGATAAAGAGAAAGAGATTCACAAGGAAGGACAAGATACTGTTCTACAGGGAAGAGAAGTATGACTTCATGAAGCACTGGAGCGTTATACGAAAGTGGGCAGTCATAAACTACGACCTCAAGTCATCGTCGGATCTAGACATGCTTTTCTTCCTATACTCAGAGAGATTGTTTAGTAGAAAGAACTTCGACAGGTACGCAAACCACATGTCATGGGACAGGTATCGATTCGATAGGTTGCTTAGGGATGGCTTTATAAGAAAGTTTAGAGAGAGACGATGGGGAGAGTCACTACTGTATGAGGTCTCTCAGAAGGGCAAGAAGATGATAGCAAACATATACAGAAAGCTATTAGGTTTTGAACCACTGCCAGAGTCGTCAAGAAGGAACAAGATATTTAAACCTAACGCACCCTTCACTCATAAGACACTGTCTATAGCGGTGAAGGATGTAAACAAGGATCTTAAAGAACGCAAGCGACGTCCTTCTCTTGAATGATGGTAAACCTATCGTCACCGATCATCACGTCATGGGCAGACACCCTGTCGAATATCACGCTGTCTCCAGCCGCTATTCCAAGAACATTGAAGCCAACGTCCTTGACATTGCCCTTGTGGTAACGCATCTCATTGGTGTCTTCGTCGCTCATTATAAGACCGCTACTGCTGGTCTTCTTCTCGTAAACCCTCTCTAGTATTATAAACTTATTTAGAACTTCCATTGTCTCTTATATTTGTTACTATTGAACTTGTGCTCATGATCGTCGTGGCGACAGACACTGCATTGCTGAGTGCATTCCTCGTCACATTGGCAGGGTCTATGATACCCATCTTGAGCATGTTCCCCATCACCTCGTTCTTGACATCGTAACCTACACCATCACCATCTATATCTGACATCACAGACATACTGTTCTTGCCAGCATTCTCAAGTATCTGATTGAATGGTGACACAAGTGCAGCCCTCATGATCTTGCTTGCGGTGTCAGTGCCCTGTACCAGGGATAGGCAGTTTAGTAGTGCTATACCACCCCCAGGAAGTATACCTCCCTCTATGGCTGCCTTTACGGCACACACTGCGTCGTCTATCCTGTCCCTCTTCTCCTTCTGCTCTATGTCTGTAAGTGCACCGACATGTATCACACCAACACCTCCAGATAGGTTTGCTATCCTCTCGTTCAAGAAGTCTCTGTCCTCCTTCTTCTCGGTCGTCCATATGACCTTCTTTAATATATCTACATGGTCCTGTATCGTCTGCTCCATGTTCTCAGAGTGCATCACCACGGCCATATCTCTGCTGACAACTATCTTTGCAGCCCTACCGAGGTCTCCCATCTGTATCACAGACAGGTCGTCACCAGTGTCGTCAGAGAAGTATGTACCTCCGAGAGCGACAGCCAGGTCCTCCAATAACTCCTTCTGCCTGTATCCAAATGATGGTGGTAGTATATTACACACCTTTATCTTTCCCTGCAATGCATTGACATTCAATGTGTTAAGTACGTTTTGACTCAGCTCACCGATGATCAGCAGGGACTTGCCCTGTGCCACGATAGGCTTCAGGATGTTCTCTATGTTTGCAAGGTTGCTTATCTCGTGGTCCGTGATCAATACATACGGGTTGTCCATGACGCACTCCTGCTTCTTCTGGTCTGTAACAAAGTACTTTGAGGTGTAACCACGCTCGATACGCATTCCTTTTATGATGTCGACATATGTATCTGAGTTCATGCTGTTCTCAACCGTCACCATCTCTACCTCCTCAAATGCACCAGCGATCAACTCGCCAGTCTTCCTGTCATTGTTGGCAGATATGGTTGCCACATCCTTCAGCCTGCGTCCGCTGACCTTCTTGCTCTTCTTCTTTAGGTGTGCATCTATACGCTGGGTGATCTCGTTGATCTCCCTGATCACCTCCGTGACATTTGTATCTCCGTCGATGTACTGCTCTGCGGCATCGATGATGGCCTCTGCAAGTACTATGGATGTAGTGGTTCCGTCTCCTGCCATCGTTGCGGTCTTCTCAGCGGCCTGACGCATCATTACGACTGCCAGATTTTCAGTTGGGTCGTAAAGGTTTATAGACTTGGCTACCGTCACACCGTCCTTTGTGACCGTGATCCCACCGACATGGTTCTCTGACTCTATGAGGACAGTACGTCCTCTGGCTCCGAGTGTGCTCTTTACAGCACCAGCAATTTTTTTGATTCCAGCTCTTAGTTTCTCTTGGCCGCTGTCGCCAAGGTGTACCTCTTTTACTATCATTTAATTAAATTTGTTCAAATATACAAAAAACCCACCATATAGGTGGGAATCTTTGTTATGAAAGTTTGTTTTACTTGAAAAACTTGCCCACAGAGTTCCTGTTCAACGGGTTATCTAGCGAGGATCTGTAATTCTCCATCCTCTCTGGTGTGAAGTACTTTACCTTAGATGTCTTTGAAAGCTGTGACGGCCTGATGTTAGATATGGCTCTCGTGTCGTCAGATACCCCAAGCTCTTCTCTGTACTTCATAGCACGCTTTACGTTTCGTATATCTTTACCTGTCTGAATTGCTGCACCTAGACCCTTAAGACCTGTCCGTCCTGTTGAGCCTAAGAACTCTCTTCTTTCCTGTCTTAGTCTTGTATCTCTCTTGGCAAGCTCATCTCTAGATAGGTCCTCAAGGCCCTCCTTATATGTAGACTTAGCTAGACGCTCTTCCTGTCTGTATCTTGCCCTGTCTCCGCCAATCTTAGCCCTCTCTACAAGGTTAGGTCTACCCTTCTCGTACTTTATCTTGTCGCCCTTGAATCCTCTCCTTACAAAGGTCCTACCCTTCCCTGGCTTCTTTGGATCTCTGTATGGGGTGCTATCTGTACCGATCATCTCCCTCCTCTCAGATCTAAGTCTTCTAGGAACACCCTTCAGCTCCATTTCCTCAGTTACTGGGGTTGGTGCCTCTGGCATTGATGGCGTTTTATACTTTGGCTCTACAGGTTTCTTAAAGTATGATTGAACACCAGCCATACCTCTACCTCTCTTCATCTCATTAAAAAAATCCTCCTCAGTCTCTAACGGATCTCCAAAAGTTGTAGCCACAGCTCTCTCTACCTTGTAAGGGATAGCCCTTCCTTCCTTTCTCTCCATCTCTTGGTATGTCTTAAGACCCTCATCTGACAGAGTTATACCTTTACCTCCCATCATTGAGTACTCTCTACCTGAACTAGATAGCATCTCTGGAGACTCTTTTTTTAGTTTTTCGTATGCCGCAAGGTCTCCCTCGTACTGAGCCATTAGTCTCTCGTTCCCCTCTATCATATCATCTCTCTCGTCCATACTTCTAAAGTATTCTTGCTCTCTCCTAAGGTTCTCAGCCTTAGCAGCAGCAATCCTCTCCTTCTTAGTTAGGGGACGTGTGGTTGTAGGGTTGAACCTACTGCTTGTTGAATATCTGTTTATTGCCATATCAATCCTATTTTTATGATAAATATATTTAGATGAAACTCATAGTCATCGCTCTCCTCGTCAGGGCTGTAGAACTCAAATCCTACATTTATACCGAAACGTATCCTGTTCTCGATGATTAGGCTCATATCTTGTTCTTCATTGCGTTGTCGTAAACCTGCTGAGGAAAGTTCTTGAATGTAGAACCTTTTAAGTCATTCTGATACTGTTCATTCTTCTTCATGTTGATGACGGTCCTTGTCTTTACACCCTCGTCCTTATACTTTCCAACCTCTATACGCTTGTTACCTCTCTCGATCTCCTTCTCCACGGCACCTGGTTTTTTCGTGACGGTCTTCTTGATATTGCCATCTAAGTCTTTAACTGTTTTAGTTACATTTCTTCCATCACCAGAATTTACGACAGTCTTTTGTCTCTTATAAAGCCATGATTCACTTCCAGGGGCGGAAACTATTTTCTTTACCTGTCTTCCATCACCAGATTTTGTGACAGTCTTTCTCTTAAATCTTCCATCTTTTGTCTCCTTGCCCTTACTACGCTCGACACCTGTTGTGCTAGGCTTACCGCCTCCACTAATGATGACATTTTGTCTATTGTTTACCTTTATAATATTTCCTTCAGGATTTGTAACCTCACTGATTTTATTGCCTTGAGAGTCCTTATACTTGTAGACTCTATTACCACTCCTAGTATTCCTTGTTTTCGTTACACTCGTTACACCTTCCCTATCAACACTTATTTCTTTAGCTCTTTTGTATTCAAATGGTGAACCGCCTTTTTTGTACTTAGTCTTGATAGAAGAAGATTTATTACGATTATATTCAGATTTAGGAGCATCTTCTGCAGCACGGAAACTATATTTATCTTTAATTCTTTTACCATCTTTTCCTCTAACAACACGGGTTTTTTTAATTTGTCCCCAATCACTGTCTATCTCTGTAATCTTTTGAACCTTCTTACCGCTCCTTCTGACTACCTCGTCAACCATTCGACCCCGATCGTCAACATATAATCTTTTTTCCCTTTTTTTCATAATAAATCTGTTTGATATACAAATATATGAATTATTCTCGTATCACGACCTGGAAGTCACTGACCGTCATATTGTCATTACTGGCGGTGTTCTCGACATATATCTCTATGTAGTCGTTCTGACTCATCAGCACGCCATATACCATAGAAAGGGAACCAGATGTGGTGCTGGCCTCTATAGATGTTCCAGACCCAGTGAGCAGTGCACCGTTCTTGTAGAAGTAGAACGTGTACGGATCAGTACCACCGCCCTGCTTGTCATAGCTAAGTGTGGCATGCATAGAGACATAGATGTCCTTCGTGCCGTTGTATGTGCACCGACCGTCGGCAGCGACAGTGAACCTGACCAATGCCTGTGCCCTAGCACCACCGCCAGTGTTAACCTTGGTAGGGGTGTTTACCGTTAAGCTAGTGGTAGTTGTGTTCCCGTTCAAGGTCATCACGGTACCGCTCGTAGAGTTAAGTATACCCTGGTTGCTAAATATGTCGTAGTTATACGTAGCGGCCTGAGAGTAGTCAGGAACGCCTGCACTTACAACTGGAAGGAATAGCTCCCCAGTAGTTAGGTTGGTGTCGGTGAACGTGTTTGCAGATATGGTACCAAAACCAGTGGTCGAACTGGTGTCTATATACAGACCGTCCTGCGTGATCTCTGGGTGTATGATAGATGTCGATATGTTTATCACACCATTACCCACACCGACAGCAGAGTCTGCAAGTATCTCTATCATCCTGTACGTGTCAAGGTTGCTTGGATTGCCCTCCTCAAACCAGTTGTAGAACTCGCACGAGCTGATCTCAAGATGCCTGTTGCTCTTGAACTGGCAGCCTATAGTACCGTCAGATATGTACCAGACAAGGCACTGGTTTAAATCTACAAGCTCAAATCCCTCTATCGTCCAAAGGTTTGTGCTGTTGTCGACCTTCACGTTTGTGAACTCAAGGACCTCTGTCCTTCCGTAATTATTAGGAGAGCTCGCTGGTGTTATGTTTACAGCGTGCATGATCTTTCCAGTGTTGTGAGTCGCCCTAAGGCCGACATTCCTCAGACTAAAAGACTGATCTGTCACCGTTATGAAGTTAGAGCTACCTGTATATATAAGCCTGTCTATATTCCTATTGTTCCCTATGATGGCGTTGTTGCTAGATACCGTGATCTCGCTGCCTCCAGGTATGGTGATCTCTCCGACTATAAGGTATGTCGTGTCTGCCACCAGGACTGACGGTAGGTCTGAAGCCTGCTCAACCCTGACCACGTTGGATGCAGGGATGCTTGGATTGATACTGCTCTCGAACTGGGTGATCGTCTGGTTGGCCAAAAATGATCCTTCGACACCATTTAGATAGAACTCAACCCTACCAGTCAGTAGGGTGCCCTCGACCTCTATGTCTACATACTCATGGTAGTTAGCAACCAGGTCCCTGTCTATCTTCAGGTCTTTATATATATAGCCAGTCCTTCCTTCAACTATGCCTGGTATCTGTACAAATGTCGCCATTTGACAAAGATAATAAAATTATGTAGGTACATCTGTTGACCTTGTTACTCCATTCGTTAATGTTCCGTCATTACCACCACTACCGCTATCAGTAGCCGTTGTGCCTGTTCCTTCAAAACGCCAATAACTTACAGGTGAAAGACTACTGATGTCATTAGGCAATCCGCTATTGTAAATAGTTGTTGCATTAGAACTTTGGTCACTATTCCATACTGCAACCTCATCTATGTTGCCTTCAAAATGATAAAATGTTGATAATCTTCCTATTTCAAAGTTTATTGCATCATTGTCAATACTTGACGGAATACTTGTCGTATTAATTCCTTCTTGAACCCCATCAACATATATACTCAATGACGTAGATGGTATAAAACTAACCAAAATATGATGCCAATTATTGTCTTTTATATTTGTTGTAGCATTTACTCTTGTAGCTGTATTGTTATTAAATATAATAAAACGAGGATTGTTGACGCCAAAAATACATCCCCATAGAGCAAAACATCTTTGAGTTGTGTTGTCTTTTGATAGAATAGGAGTTTGGTCGTCTGCCGTAAGTGACATCTTAACCCAAGCTGAAATAGTTAATGCACCCGATATTTGTAAACTTGCTGGATTACCACAATCTACATAGTCATCAATGCCGTCAAGTTCTATTGATTTAGTATTGCTAAAACTTGGCGTACTTGCCGTTCCTGTTAAGTTGGTTTCTGGACTCCAACTTGAATAATGTATTTTACCCCAATCTATTGTATTGCTCATTTTATTCGTTTTTATGTAGGTACGTCACTACTTCTTGTTACTCCATTTGTTAGTGTTCCATTATTACCACCGCTACCGCTATCTGTCGCAGTAGTTCCTGTTCCTTCAAAACGCCACCAACCTAATGGGTTTAATGAAGATATGTCATTAGGTACACCATTATTGTAAATAGTAGATACATCTGAAGTTCTGTCGTTATTCCAAATTGCTACTTCATCAATAAAGCCATTTATGTAACCATTATAGCCATTACCTAAATAAATACTTGAAGCGTTTGCTCTATTTGATACAACACCACTATCGTTATACGTTCCGATTGAAGTACCATTTAAATAACAAGTCCAAATATTTGTGCTTGACGTTCTAATCAATATAATATTATACCAAGTATTTATGCTTATACTTTGTGTAAACCTATAGCTTCCGTCTGTGTATATTCGTAAATAGCCTGGTAGACTAATTTGAAAAAGTAAAAATGGCGACCCGCTTGTCAAAGTATTTGCCCATTGAAAAAAACCTTTATCCACACTTGGTAAACTTTGCACTTTGAACCACAAAGACACAGTTGCATTTATGTCTGTATCAGCACTTGCTAAAACACCACCTGTTGAAGTTCCGTCTACATTTGCAATTACATAATCGTCAATGCCGTCAAACTCTAAACTTTGTAAATTAGAAAAAGACGAACCACTTTTAGCACCTTGTCCCCAAGCATTTGTGTTATTAACTGAACCTTGTCCGTATCCTATTGTATTTGCCATTTTATTCTCTTATTACTATTTGCCAAGATTCTACCGTTATGTTTGCAGTACTATCATTATTAGCTACGTGGA